CATCAATTAAACATCCCGGAGATAATTCCCTATATTGGTAAAATAGACAATCTCAATATATGTACCGGCCTTAATGATAAGTTAAGCGGTTATATTCCGTGGAATATTGAAAACCAGAAAAAAGAATTATCTCATGCAAATCTTGTCCTCCTTCCTCCAAATGGAAAAAGCTATAAAAGCCCTAACAGGATGGTAAATTCTATCATGGCGGGTTGTTTCGTAGTTTCCGGATCTAATGAAGAATTTAAAGAATTTGTTTGGGTAGGTCACATTGGCACTGGTTTGAAATGGTCAAGAGTATTCAGAGAAGACCTGAATGATCTTGTAAGGGCGGGACAAGATTATATCGAAGCACACTATTCTCCCAAGATTATAGGCTATCAATGGTCTTCACTACTGGAAAGTTTATGAAACTGCATTTAGGGTGTGGCGATAAATACTGGCCTGGATGGGTAAATGTCGATATTGATGGAGGTGATATTCAAAGCGACATCACAGACCTTCCTTTCGATGATGAATCAGTTGATGAAATTCAGGGTATTCATATATTTGAGCATCTACACAGACTTGACGCCCCTAAAGCCCTTCAGGAATGGCACCGAGTCTTAAAGAAAGACGGTAAGTTAGTGCTTGAATTACCCTGTTTGGATAAAGTCACCAAGATGATAATAGAAGGCGAGAAAAACCTTCGTCTTACCTTAATGGCTTTGTATGGCGATCCCCGCTATGGAAACGAATACATGCTCCATAGATGGGGTTGGTCAAAAGAAGAAATCACCAAAGAATTACAAGATAATCAATTTTCACCAAAGGTAAAAGAACCATTCTTTCATATAAAGAAACGCGATATGCGCGTTGAAGCAAGGAGAATATAATGGCTACTCCCGCAGCAATTCAGTTAATCGGCGACGCCGCCAACACATTAAGAGTCTATAAGATTCAAAACTCAGTTACCGTAGACGCAACGTATGACGCTCATTATGTAGTGGGTACGGGTGATCCGTATTCAGGTCGTAGCATGTGGGTACGCACGACTTCAGGTAACACAGCAACACAGCAAGACGCAGAAATAGTTGCTGCACTCGCAGCAGGCCCAGTAGACGCTAACGCACTTTAAGGAGAATACCATGTCCGTAGGTGAAATCTTAGACAGAGATGACCGCCCCGCATTTGTACGTTTTGAAACCAGAGCAATTACCGATCCAGAAGCCACACTAAGAGAAGGAAGGCATATATCAAAAGATATTGATTGGGCGCTTATTACCCCGCCTTACTCAAAGGATTGTGTAGAGAAGAAAGTCGATAGCTGGCTTCATCAAGTCAAGATAAACGTAAAGAACGGACGTGTTCCAGAGGCGCATTATCAATACTGGAAAAAGTCTTATGAAGCATGGAAAGAAGGTCAAGAGGCTCCGGTAAACGGGACTTCTGTTAAAGAATGGAGTGCTATCTCTCCGGCACAGTGTAAAAACCTCATAAATGCTGGTTGTAGGACGATTGAAGACCTTGCAGGTTGTAATGATGAAGGTTTACGAAGGGTCGGTATGGGCGCTATTGATCTGCGTAATAAAGCAGTCGCTTGGTTACAAGCCGCTAAAGACCATGGCCCTCTCATGACTCAAGTCGCTTCACTTCAGAATGAAAACGAACAATTAAAAGGCTCGGTAGAGTCTTTACAGGAACAGATTAAATTACTGACAATCCAGTTAGATGCCAGACAGCCTATGTCTGTTATCAATGAGGTTGAAGAACCAGTAGGGATTTCCGCATCTGATATTATGGAAGGAGTTGATACTGGTGTGCCAACCGCTACAGAAGTTCGATCAAAATCGCCTGCTGAACGATATGCAGAAAAGTTTGGCAAACCCCCTCATCATCGTATGAAAGAAGAAAATATACTAAAGGCGCTTGAATAATGACAATGCTCTCCACGATCCAGCATTTTTGTCGTAGGACGAATTTGACTGTACCATCGACTGTATTTGGATCAACAGATCCCCAGGTTTTGCAGATCATGGCAATTCTTGAAGAAGAAGGCGCTGAACTTTCAGGCAGAGGATCGTGGGAAGGTCTTACATTAGAGGCTACGCATACAACGGTAGCTACAGAGTCTCAGGGGGCTATTACTACAATCGCTTCCGGGAATTTCAGATACTTTAAAAATAACACTATCTGGGACAGGAACTTAAAACTCCCTGTTTTTGTGTTAGACGGGAGTGATTGGCAAGCTGTCAAAGCCTTTTCCGTCACTGGCCCACGTTACCATGCCCGTATTCGCGGTGGTAATCTAATCGCCAACCCCGTCCCCGCAGCAGGAAATACGTGGGCATTTGAGTACGTTAGCTGGAACTGGATACTAGACAACGACGCATCAACGACCAAACAGTATTTTACTGAAGACACAGATACTTTCTTACTCCCTGAGCCTGTTTTGTTAATGGGTCTTCGGTGGAGATGGAAGAAAGAAAAAGGCTTCGATTATGCTGAAGACTTCAGGACTTACGAGACTATGGTGAAAGACGCTCTCGGACGTGAAGGCATGAGAAGGACGTTACACATGGACGAGACTTCACGCGAACCCGCACCCGGAATTGTCACACAACAAGGTAACTGGAATCTGTGAGACAGCCACTTCGTACAAAGGCGCAGCCTAGAGATCAGGTTACTGGTGTTTTTAGTATTTCAGCCCCTACAGGTGGGCTTAATGCCAGAGATTCATTGGCAAACATGGAGCCTCTGGATGCGGTTCAATTACTAAACTGGTTTCCCACAACGACTGACTGTGTATTAAGGGGTGGTCAGGCCGATTACGGCACTGTTACGGGTACGGTAGAGACCTTGGCCGTTTACAATCAGATGAATGGCACGAATAAGATGTATGCCATTTCAGACACAGACTTATACGACGTTTCCTCATCGGGGGCTGGAACAGCGAAGTCTTTAACTATCACAGATGGTAAGTGGCAGTATGTTAATTTCGGTGACGGGACGAATAACTGGTTAATTCTGGTCAATGGCGTAGACGCCCCTTATTTCTTTGACGGGACGACATGGACTTTGATCACAGGCGTCTCAAGCCCCGCGATTACAAACGTGACTCCCGCCAATTTAGTCCACGTCAATGAGTACAAAGGACGGCTTTATTTCATAGAGAAAGATACTCTTTCTTTCTGGTATGCCGCTGCCGGTGCTGCGGGGGGTGCTTTGACAGAGTTCGACCTGTCTTCGTATGCAAGTGAAGGTGGTTATTTGATGTGGATGGCTACATGGTCGTTCGATTCGGGTGATGGCCCCGATGACGCTGCTGTATTTATGACTTCAGAAGGTGAGGCTATTGTTTACCGGGGAACAGACCCATCAACTGCTGCTGACTGGGTTTTGACAGGTGTTTATAAAATAGGAAAACCTCTAGGTAGAAGGAGTTTTTTAAAGTTTGAAGGTGATCTTATAGCGATTACTCAAGCGGGTGCCTATCCTCTTTCAGTAGCCCTTCAGTCAAGTGACAAGACGCTTGCTTTGACTAACAAGATTGAAAACCTGTTTAATATGGAAGCCAGAGATCATGGCACTAACTTCGGATGGGAAGCTACTTATTACCCACTAAGGTCAGCGTTAATATTTAATGTTCCTCACGAAGTAGGCACTACACATCATCAATATGTAATGAATACCATTACTCAGTCGTGGTGTGAATTTGACTCATGGAATGGTGAGACTTTTGCCGTATTTAATAATGAGTTGTACTATGGCGAGTCTGGAGCTGTTAGAAAGGCGTGGACGGGTACAAGCGACGATGGTTCAGATATAGTCGCTATAGGAAAGACTGCTTTTAATTATTTTGGTAATACTTCACAGCAAAAAAGATTCAATTTCTTCAGGCCACTGTTGCGGGTTAATGGTGGTATCAATTTTCTGACGAGTTTTGACGTTGATTTTAGTGATAACGAGATTATCGGGTCTTCTTCATTCTCTGTTTCAGCATCGACAGTATGGGATACAGCCGTATGGGATTCTGGTGCATGGCAGGCCGGGCTTGAAGTTGTACGTCAGTGGACTTCACCAAAAGACAATGTAGGTTACGCTGTCTCCGGTGGTATTAAGGTCAATACGAAAGATTTGGAAGTTCACTGGGTTTCCTGTGATTACGTCTATGAGAGAGGAGGAGTTTTATGATCCGAATTGAGCCTTTAAGACAGTGTTGGGATGAAGTGATTGAAAATGCGCGTAAGCATTGGAATGAAACTGAACAATTCCAACGAGGTGAAGACTTCAATCCAGATCAAAACAGATACTTCCAGTACGAAGACATGGGAATCTATTTACAGTTCACGATGCGTGATCAGGATAAATTAGTCGGTCATTGTGGGATGTACATCATGCCTTCAATGCACACCCAAAATCTCATAGCCACCGAAGATACGTGGTTTCTCCTTCCTGAGTACAGAAAGGGTAGAAACGCGATTAAATTATACAATTTTGTTGAAATGGTAATGAAAGGTAAAGGCGTGACTGAGATTAATATGACCGCCAAAACCGCTAATAACGCAGGTAGAATCATGGAATACCTTGGTTATACTTTAACTGCGTATCAATATTCTAAACACTTGGAGCAGACAGCCCCTCTAACGAAAGGAAAAGAAAATGTGCGCTCCATCGCCACCGCCACCACCTGATTACGCAGGAGCCGCAGAAGCGACTGCTGCGGGAGATTTAGAAGCTGCCCGTTTCGCATCTAAAGCTAACCGTCCAGATGAA